TATGAAGAAATAAAGAAGTGCATAGTTCTGTGCGCTAACTGCCACCGAATACACCACTATGAAGAAAAAAACCCAGCCTTGTGAGCTGGGTTTTTTATTGGGTACATTCAGATTAGAATGAACCGCTTGAGCCCCAGATTCCGAGTGGATCTGACCAGCCGAAGCTGTAACGCTCACGAGACTTGTAACGTACGTTACCAGTATCGAAGTCACCGTCCATAGAATTCTGGAGAGGTGTACGCTCAAACATCTTCAAGCCGTTTGGAACGTCGGTTAACAAGAACCATGCGTTTGTGTCGGTCAAGAAGTGGTTAACGGTGTAGCCTTCAGGGATTGTGCCGTTGTTTTTGATAGCGTTAATATCGTTGTTGTTGGTACCAACACGGAGGTTAGTCTCAAGCAAACGAGTAGCAACGAACATCAATGCAGGTGGGATTACCAACTTGCGTGGTTTAGCAGCAATCAAGAGACCGCGCTCGTCTGTCCAAGCAGCGATTTGAATTGTAGCGGCTTCCAAAGAAGTCTCGTTCAAATCTGTAGGGGTAGCAGCAGTATTGCTGTTTGTACCGCCGTTGGTCAATGGGTGTGATGTAGAGAACAAAGCAACACCGTCGCCACCGAGGTAGCTAGAGCTGAAACCGTTATTCAATACAGAAGCACCTTTAACTTGCTTGGTGTAAGACATTGCACGAGCCAATGCTTTGGTGTAACGAGCAGACAAAGAGTCATACAAGTTATCTTCAATCGCTTCTTCAGTGATTGAGAAGCCCAAAGCGATAGTTTCGTGTGAGTAGCGAGCTGTGAAAGCTTCTTGTGCATTGTCGTAAGAAATTGCACCGCCTTCGTTCTTGACTGGAGCAGCCGAGAAACCAGACAGTTTTGTCTCTTCTTCAAATGAACGCTCAGAGGCTTCGATCTCATAAATCTCTTTATGCTCTTCGCCATAGCGTTTGTACTCTAAACCGAACAACGCGTTTAGTCCTGGGAGTAACTCTTTTAAGAGCTGTGAACGTGAAATAGCCATGTTATAGCTCCTTTATTAAGCAGTTGTACCAGCGGACTGATAGTACTGATGCACGCCAAAGTTCAACTTAACGATGCAATCGGTATATGCGTCACCGGGGTTAGATGGGAAGTTGCCGCCGAAAGTAGAGCTGGAGTTAACCAAGTCAACGATCTTGCAAGCCAACGCGCTTGTGTTAGCAATAGTAGCTGACAATGCAACAACAGAGTTACCTGTGCCAGTGTTACCAGTTGAGCTACCTGTACCAGCAGAGAAGTTTGCCAAAGCAACAGTCTTGCCGATAGAGCCGTAGCCAACAGAACCCAAAGACTGTACTTGATACAGTTGATCTGGATCTTCAACAACGCGGATGAAAATGTTTGTGTAGCCAGATGTCACAGCGTTTGCAGGTAAATATTCTGCATACAATGGATATCCTAGTTGCTGACCAGATAACTGGTAGCGAACACCAACGCAAACACCAGCAATACCAGCAGAGCTAGTAGTAGGTGTAGATGTTACAACAGTTGGTTGCCCAGCTGTAGATGCGCCCAATTGAACTAAGTCGCCGGTATAAATGGCTGCTGAGTTGTTTGTAGTCATCAAATACTCGCGGATTGTGCCGCCAGTGAAGGATTGACCACCAATTAGGCTAACAGGTTTTAGTCCATAAGGACTTGATACTGTAGACATAAAGGTCTCCTAAAAAATTAATTAACGTGTACCACTTCCGAAGCCGCCACCCTTACTAACTGTAGATTTTTTCTCAGCAAATAAAGGCATACGTGCATCGTTATTACGCATGAAATGGTTATCCACCGAATTCATCTGATTTTGTGCTTGCTCCTCGTAGTACTCTTTTTGAGCTTCGAGTTGTTCCGTTAAGATCTTGCACAAGATCAAACCTCCGATTTCAACATTTCCGTTTGGATCGCCAGCAACCATAAGTTCTGGATGATCCTCAGCTTTAACAGGCACCCAACCATCACGGAATTTCTGTGAAACATTGGTTGGAACCGCTTGTCCTAGTACCTCTTTAGCTACCCATCTAAAACTATATCCAGGTTCTGGAGTAGGATCAGGTAGAGTTGCCGCTGGGCGGTAGATTGGACGGGTTGAAGCTTTTTCGCGAGTCTCGATATCGCGTTGGTTACGAGTATTAGCCATTACGGGCCTCCTGTTTTAAAAATTCCTTAGCATACAATTCACGTGGGATACCTAACTTATCAGCAAGTGCTGCTTGTGTAGCTGATAGTCTGATAGTTTTCTTTGCTCCCGTTGAACGGGAAGCAGAAGCCACTACTGTTGCTGGCTTTTTACTAGGTTCACCGGTTTTTCGGCTAGCTGGTTCGTCATCCTGAAGTAAATCAGGGAACACAGACTTTAAGCGAGAATCAATTTTCTCGAAGTATTCTTCACTACGCGGGTCGTACCCCGTGGCTACCAATTTCTGATGCAAGCCTAATGCAAAGGCTGTCATCTCTTCGTACCCCGGCGATCCGAACCACTGGTTTTTTGCTTGCCAGCGCAAGGTTTTTTCGTCGGGCTTGGGTACATCTGGAGCCGTATGTTGTATTTGTACATCACTTTCTTCTTTTTGTAAAGTACTTGGACGAAAGTTTTTTGCAGCTTCGATTTTCATCTTTGCTTCAGTCAGCGCTTCTTGAGCAGCAAGTAGAGCATCTGAGTCATAATCTTCAGAGGCTTTTTTGTACTTATCACGAGCCATAGCCAATTCAGCTTCAGCCTTTTCGCGCATCATTTCTTGGTAAGAAGTTTCGCCAGACTGAACGTACTGCTTCAGTTTTTTGTTTTCTTCTAACGCAATCTGGGCTAGACGCAGTGCTTCTTCTTTCTCACGCTCGGCCTTTTCTTTGGCTCTGCGCTCGTCATGACGGGCATGGGTTAGCTCTTTGATACGGGATTGAACGCCTTTAGTGTACCCGTCGATTTCTTCATCGGTTGGGTCTTCTACATTACGGTTCAGTGGCTGTGCTTTGCGATCATTTTCAGGGGTATCATCTTCAACAACAATATCCGCCTCAATGATGTCGCCTTCTGCAGAGACATCTAATTCTACATCTGGCTGATTATCGAACTCACCGTTCTCATCAGGAAATTTATAACTCATAGCTGCTCCTTATTTAAAGCACCGAAAAAGCGCTCGGTGTGCGCGTTGGACTTCTTCCTATTCCATAAAGCGGGTACAACTTGTAGATTATTAGCGCTACTTGTTCCACCTTTTGATACTGGAATAATGTGATCTACATGCCAGGAAAAGCCTGTAATAGCGCTTCGCTTACGCATAAGATCTACTGCTTCTGTAAGAACTAACCTGTCAAACTCTGATAAGTTCTTTTCAAAACTACGGCGAACAAGCTGGTATCTAAGTCTAGCTTGTTTTCTAGCTTCCGAAATTGGCTTTGCACTTCGACGTTTTTCATACGCCGCCCTACCACCAGATGCTGCATAGGCTGCGTCTTCTTTTCGTTTTTGGGCTTTACCTTTTTCAGATGAATAGTACTTACGTTTAGCAGCTTTAACCTTTTCAGAATTTGCCGCTCGCCAAGCACGCAGGTACTCTGTTCGGCTACGCACGCGTGATTCCTCTTGGGTCCTCGACTACCGCTTCTACCTGGTCATCGTAAATTACTCGAAACTCTTTTCCATAAATCATGATCCTGGTTCCTGTATAAGGGCGCGTAATAACAAAATCACCCTCTTTACACCAAGCACCTGTTGGAAACTTAGCCTCATCTTGATACGCCAAATCGCCAAGCTTTAAGACAAATAAGACTGGAGAAGTTAATTCCTCAACCTTTTTTGTTTCATCGGCTTTAAGCAAACCGCTGTCGTACTGATCCGTTGCCGTTACTAGCGAGCACAAGATTCTCCAACCGCGTGGTTCTGGCAACTGCCTTGCCATCTGAGCTTGAACTTCCTCAGGTGTTGGCTCTTCAGTTACTTCTACTTCAGCGGACAGTTCATGCATCGTTCCATCCGGTAATACAAACCCTTGTGGGGGTAAAGCGATGGCTTCACTCATCGTCGTCCTTATTTAAATGCTCAGCGAGGTCTAATAAATGGCGCTCTGCATAGGCTAGGCCTCGAATCACCCCGCAGAGCTCTTTGTACTGCTCAAAACTTGTGCACTGTCCGTTTGCCAAATCGTCAGTGAAGTTATTCATATCTGTGCGCAACTTATCACGCATTGCGGCTATGAAATCAGCCGTGAGTAGGTCTATCACTTGGTTTTATCCTCCTTAGGGGGTTTTTGCTGACTTAACTCTGTCGCTTTATCAATTTTGTGGTGCTTGTTTCTCATAGCAAGTTCAGCTGCTGTTATGGCGATATTGGCACCTTTTTCTTTCTGATTGTCTTTTTGCTGTTGCTGAGCAATCAGTAACTTAGACGCAGCTTCTACACGAGAGGCTTGCTGCGCTTGTTCTTTCAAGGCCAATTCTTTTGCTTTTAATTGAGCATCAGTCTGGTCTTTAGCAATCTTGCGCTGCAACTCACCTTGTTTAACTTGCTGGTCAAGTAGCTCTGCTTGCATTACAGGGTCTTTGGCATTTTGCTGAGCTTGCATTTGAGCTGCCATAGTTTGAGACTGCGCCAATACTTGTGGAGCTGCTTCTGCAACCAAACGAGAAAGCTGAACTTCCAACTCTGGTGACAAATCTTCTTTTGGCGATGGCAATGAAGCACCCATAGCTGTTTCAATTTTCTGACGATATGCATAACCAACGTGCTCAGCAATATGAGACAGCATAGCCGCCTGAATAACTTGAGCTTGTGGGTTTTGACCAATAAGCTGCTGCACAATCGGGTCTTGCATAGCCATCTGGTGAACTTTGATATGAGCTTCGTGATCCTGGTAGATAAACGCCTTCATAGGTTTGCCCTTTAGCGCGTTCATATTTTCTGTTACAGGATCTTTCGGTTTCTGATCATCTTCCAACGGAACAATCTTGTCGGCGTGCTTAATACCAATAACGTCTAGCATCTGACGATGCAGCTCTGGCAAGTTGTAAATCTGTGGAGCAGCTTGAGCCAACTGCATAACTGCTTGATATTGAACAACCCTTTGTGAGAGTGTTGCTGCATTTGGATCAGATACAGGAAGAATGTCTACGTGGTTGTAGTCAGACTTCTTAGCTTGAATCGGGCCGTACTCTGGCTCGTAGTTGTAGTCGTCATCAGCGTAATCACGAATGATACCTGCCAATAACTTTAACTCTTGACGCAACGCATAGTGTACGCGAGCCTGAACAGCTGACAGAACTTTTAGCTGACGCTCTAAAAGAGCTAGCGTTGTACCGACAGGGGCATTAGCCGACATGTCAGATACTTGCATTTCAGAAGTTGCTGCAAAACGACGGCCTTCTTCAATAATTTTATCCATCAAGCCAGCTAAAACAGCAGAAGGCTCTTTATACGGAAGTGGCAGAATATTGTCGCGGATTGTTCCTGAACCTACATCTACGTCACGGAATTCACCTGGTGCAATAGGAGTATCGTCGCCCTTAATACGTAAGCCACGGGACTTTAATCCGCCCGGCAGATTCGATAGGGTCCCTGCATCGACGAGTTGGCGCAAGATGGAAGTAGCTGATTTTGCAAAACCACCAATGAGATGGAAAAGCCCAAAGCCATAAGCGCCGTAGCCAGGAATGTAAACATAGTGTACAAAGTGCTGACGCTTAAGACGAAGCGGATCTTCTTCTTTCCAGTTTCTACGAATCGCCAAAATCTGGTTCGTGCCACGGACCATAGTAACGACATACGGGAGAGCAATACCTGTTTCTTCTCCATTTTCATCCTTATCTTCAAAGCCCGGAAGATCCAAATCAACGTGCGCTTCGTATAACTCAAAGCGGTCGTCGTAACTAGCAGTAAAGCCAGTTTCTTTGTCTTTCTTTTCTTGGATTTCCGTGCGAAATTTCTGTGGTTCGCCAAGGTCAGTATCTATGTAAAAACCAGCACGTTGTAGCTTTAGCAAGTCCTGCTTAGTCTTACGCATGCGATGTGTTACGCGATGGCAAGAAGCTATTTCACTAGCACCATACGGCAGAATAATATCTTCTGCTGGAATAAATATTGAGACCTGGCGGTCAATAGAAGGGTCAAAATACACCTTCTTAAATGCAGAACCTGCACTTGGCAAGTTCCAGAGCATACGCTCGTGTTCGTTTCTAAACTCAGGCATTTTTTCTGTGAGCTGGTAGTTCATGTCCATCTCAACACGTTGGGCTGCCTCAACCTTTTCACGGGTTTCTTTACCAACGATTTGTGTTTTAACTGGGCCCTTAGCAGGGAAAGTCTCCATAATGGCTTCTGATTGGAAGCGAACAACTGCTTCTGTAATCATCGGGTGGAATACACCGCAAGCGCCATCCCATGGCTCTACGCGCTCTTCAAACTTCAAGCCAAGCAACGTAATACCATCTTTATACATCTGCTCCCAGTCTTTACGGGAAGCTAAGTCGTTATCAATGTCAGATGAAAGTTCAGAAGCCAGGGACTCTAGGGCACTAGCGTCCATTTCATCAGCTAAGTTTAAGTTAAACTCTTCGCTGCCATCTTCTTCATCCATTTTTTCAATGTCAAGCTCAAAACCATCGCCACTAATATGCACAGCTTCTGGATCTTCGATCTCAATTTCAATGTCTGGCTCGTTTTGAGTCAGCTGTTCTAGGCCTTTTGGCGCCTCATATAAACCCTTATCTACTGGCATACTTATTCCTTAATTTTTTTGCCGCGTCCGGCACGTGCCCAATTATCCCACGAAACATATCATTTTTTTAATAATATGCCGCTCTGCGACGGTACTTAAACGCTAAGTCGTCTTTCTCGTCGCTATCTAAACTAATAAAACCACCCCTGCGATAACGCAGTAGCGCTTGTGTTGTCGTATCCACAAAGTCATCGTGCTCGCCAACAGGGAATGACGCAATTTCTTCTATCACGTCCCTAGCCCACCGCCTATCGGGTGCCCAGACCTTCCCACTAGTAAATAAATCAGCCACAGCATTCAAGCGGACCATCTTGTCATTACCACGGGAAGGGCTGAACTCTTCTACTGGGATACCAGTCATTCGTAATTCTTGAATCAGCGGACTACCTGCTGCCTTCTTTTCCACGATAAACGCGTCGGGTTGCCACTCATTGTAATGCTTTAACGCAGTTTGTTTTAAATCTGGGAACGCCATCCTGTCTTTGAACGCATCGAGCAATATGATGTTTGGGCTCATATTGTCTTCTTCGTTGTACCAAACACCCCAAGTTGTGCATGCGCTATAGTCGGCAGATGTTTTTGTTTCAAACGCCGTATCCCAAGACTGAATCACGTACTCTACTTGCGGAGGATCTTCTTTTTCCCAGATCATCCAGTCTTTTCGCCCAACCACTGCGCTCATGTCAGATGTCGGGTTCTGCATGTACTGAGCGTTCCAATAACGCGGATCTAGTACTGCTTTTGTAGCTTTTAACGTTTCAAGGGGCCACTGTTCTGGCCATAGTGACTTCTCATTTTCCTCATCCTCGTTGAGGATCGCAGGCAGTTCTACAATTTCCCACGGGGTCGTGTGTGGGTTTTTTATGTTGTAGTCTATGATCCGCCCAGTAAGGTCAAGCAAAGACCAGCGCGTCATAATTACTATGATCGCACCGCCAGGCATTAAACGTTGTAGTGGACCAGTTTGAAACCAAGACCAAGCATTATCAAACGCTAGCCTTGAGTTTGCCTTCATATCCTGCTCTGAATGAGGATCGTCAATAACAAATAAGTCAGCACCACGTCCTGCCAAGGCACCTCCGACACCAGCAGCATAATACTGGCCACCAGCGCCAGTAGACCATTTACCGGCAGCTTTTTGATCGTCTGCGACGACTGTTCCTGGGAATATAGTTTTGTATTCATCCGAATCAATTAAGTTTCTCACTCTTCTACCAAAGTCTTCCGACAGGCCCGCGGTATGCGTTGCCATAATGATTTTCTTTTCGGGATATTGGCCTAGAAAGTATGCAGGAAACAAATACGAACTGAACTCTGACTTGCCCATACGTGGTGCAATGTTTATTATGACCCTTTTCTTTTTGCCTTCGACCACATCTTGGAAGATTTTCGCTAGTTTTCGGTGCTGCGGGCCTATTTTGAACCCTGGATACACTGCTTTAGCAAACTCTAACGGGTTGTTTTGTGCACGACTTAAGTGCATGCGACGTTCTTTTTCTTCCAAATCGGCAAGAAAAACTAGTTTTTCCTCAGTTGTCATGTCCTTTAGCGCTAACTGAGCAGCAAAAGCTTCTTCTGGGGTTAAGAAATCTAGTTTCATTCGACTTCTTTGGCTTTTATTACTTTAGTCTCGACTACTTCATCAATTTCAACAACATCAACCTTGCCCATATAGCGGCTTAGCTTTGCTTTTATCTGTTTTTCTAGCTCTTCGTCGGACATTTCAGTCTTTTTAACTTCAACGCGGTCTGTGAATAGCGCCACCTCGGTAACCTTACCTAGAAGTTCTAGGGCTTTTAATCGGATTCTTGCATCTGGGTGGTCTGTTTCTTTGACGATTTTGGCTACGCTCATTGAACGCAGCTCGTTAGCCTGCTTTACAAACTCCCACTGGTATCCGGTGACCATAGCCACGGCGTTTGTGATTTCTTCTGGGACTTGGAGGTTTAACAGCTGGTTTTTTGCATCTGGGGAATTGGTAGCGAGCGCTGCGAATGCATTGGCTACTTGCTGTTCTTGGGCGTTAGATAGTATCTCGGCCTCTTCATCTTCGTCGATGATGTCCTTTAGCCAGTCTACTGTTTGTTTTTGGGCTCCCAGGGTTTGGGGCGCGGTAAGGGATTCAACAGAAACAAAGTCACCCTCTCCAGACTCGATGTCTGGAACAAAATCAGCCATGTTAGCCGAAACCAAATGCTCTAAAAGCAAATCTACTACCTCCTGGGTTGCGCTGGGGTGAGCGAATGTACGTATTGTACTATGATTTTTTATTTATGGTGTTGATTTCTGTTGATTTGGTGTATACTTCATTTGCGTGCGGCTTTTCCTCCTTCGTTTGGGCCAATCGCAAACTCCTTGATGGATGGTTTGGCCCCCGGACTTAAAACCCCCGGGGGTTTTTTTATTATTTTGCTTTGTACATCTTAAGCGTGTCGGCGATTACATCAATCCAAAAGTGGTTGACTTGCTTAATATGCTTAGCTGCTTCTTGCCACTGCTTATCGAACTCTTTATAAAAATCAAACATGGTGTTTCCTTTCTAAGTTAATTGGGCGCGAGGCCCGGTGCTGTTATTTTATATTGCAGTGCAGCATAAATCAAGGGATTTTTTGAAATTTTTATACCTATGGGTATTAATTGGGCGCGGGGTTTTATACCTATAAGTATCAACTGGGAAACTGGGGATGTCACATGTTTGGTCAAATATTTGACACGTAACTCCTTGATTTTTATAGAAAATTTACAACTTTTGACATTTTTTAGCATTGTGGCTAAGGAACAATGATCTAGTGTGCTCGTGCCATGACCCTCCAAACTGCCTCATACCCCCCTAGTGGGTTCGCCATATAGCCCTGACGAAGGGGGAAAAGACCCCTAGACCTATACTGTTTACATGGACAGATTGCTGTCCAACAGTTGCCAAGCCTGTCTGCTTGGCTTTTTATATAGGAGTATTACATCATGGCAACATACCAAACTATGCCAAAGGGTTCTAACTTAACATTCGCAGTATTCGCTAACGGAATGGGAGTAGCCAAGCGAATCAGTATGTCCGAGTCGGAGATATGGCACAAGCAGTTTATCAAGGAAAGCCCTGAGGCTCAGGCTGAATGGAGAGCCGAGTGGCAACACCACTTCATCATGGGGTATCTTGATTGCAGTTCTAAAGAGTCGGACAGGATTCTGTCCCTGACTCGTGATGAGAGAACGAGGGAAGAGCAGTTGGCTTACAAGTCAGCGACTGAGTTGTTCCGTAGTCATATCGTTCGCCCTGAGAAGTCAGGCTCATTCAAGCAGAAGAAAGTCACGCTTGACCAAGTTGTTGAGTTGTTCGAGCAGTTGAGCAAGGCAGAGCAAGCCAAGTTCTTCCGTATCGTCAAGTAAGCGTGGCTTTACTGTTGTTTCATTTCATGTCAAATCGGGACAGGTTTCTGTCCCATTCTTTTATCTAGGAGAACTACCATGCATTTAACCCGTAGCCAACAAGCCTTACTCAGGCAACAAATCAAAGGACAACGGGACAGGATTCTGTCCGACACCAAGTCCAAGCCTGACCGCTATAAGCCCATCACAATGGGCGAAGTAATGCAAACCTTTGACCTACGCACCTACAAACAGGAGAAATTCGAATGAGCATATTCAAGAACCGAGCCATTGAAATCCTATGGCTATACCAAGACGGACTGACACCATTGGCAATCGCAAGAGAACTGAAGATGTCAGTCAAAGAAGTCCAAGATGTAATCAACACAAACCCACTTAAATAAGGAGCAACACATGAAATCAATCCAATTACACCCAAACACCACATACCTACAACTCATGACTAGCGGGACTGCGGGAAACCGAAGTAATGTGTGGGTCGTTGTTAGGAAAAGAAACGGAGAAGTAGGCGAGATTAAATTCAAGGGCAACAAGCCTCACGACTTCTCGTCTTTAGCAAGAGCCACACAGGCGTATAGGAAGTTGATTAAACAAGACGGCAAAGACTCAGGCTGGTGCATCATTACCTCAGATGAGTTAGCCCGTTCTAGCTTCATTTGGCTTTAATGAGAGGTGGTTTGGGACAGGTTTCTGTCCCGTTTCTGCTAATCATGCACCTTAGTAGTGCACTTGGTAATTGTCTAGTTTAATTCAGTAGTGGACACTACCTTGACGCCCGCAACCCCTTATACTGTGTGCGTCTACCACATTCCCAACACACCTATATATATAAATACTAAATTCTAAATATATATATATAAGGGTAAATAAGTGGGACTATTTATTTGTGTAGTCTTTTCTTAGTCTCTAAATTGCTGGAATTGCGTAGACATCTGTGTTAGCATGGGCAAAAAGCGTAGTAGTATAAGGCTCAAACACCCGACAACTACTGTGGACAACATAGGTCTGCCAAGTGGACATTTGTATACTTTTTTGGCTAAACGGGACAGAAACCTGTCCGAACCGAAGGAACATCACATGAAAAAACTAACCAAGCCCGACTTTATAACCTGTAATAAATGTGGGGAAACCAAACCAAGAGCCGAGTTCAAACGCAGGCTAACAGCCGAGCAATACAGCAAAGCCCTAAATAGGCGAGTAGAAACAGGAACTTCGGTCATCAGTTCTTTATGCAAGCCATGCCAACCCAAACGCAAACCGAGAGCAAAACTGACCCTCAAAGAACTACGCAACAAGATAACAAACAAACGAATCAACCCCTATTTAGGGGAACT